CAAAAGCGAACACAACTGCTGCTACATGGATGAGACAGGCACGACAAAAGGCATCAAATCCCGATATGAAGGCAGGAGGAACCGATGATTTTCTGAATAGGATGGGTTTAGGAGACCCCGATCCATCCAATCATACACAGGGGTTTGGAAGTGCTGATGATATAAATGACTGGTTTAAAAGAAATAAACCTGATGATTGGCGACAAAGGGATTGACAAATCTAAATAAATCGTATACAATGGTAGAATGAAGTGTATTCATCATGAAATATAGTCCTTACACACCAGAGTGGAATCGTAAAAGATATCTATCTGAAGCAATCGAAACTTATTTTAAAGAAGGAGTAGAACCAAAAGATATAGTTGGTGACATCTTAGATGTTTTATCAGAAGAAGTATCTTACTACAAAGGCCGTGCAAATAGTTTACAAGAAGTATTAGACGGTATTCAAGAATCTTAGGAGAGTCATGAGAGTCCCTAATTGGCAGCATCATTCCAAAAAGGAACAGAAGCGTCATCTCAAACCGCAAGCATTAAGACAAGCAAGAAAACGAAGTAGACAGTTGACAAAGTGTCTACTTAACCGTCCCAAGGGGCGGTTTCGTTGTTATGATAGGTATATCAGATAAGAAACCTCATGACCATCAAGCACGAAATCAAATCACAACTTGCTAAGTTACTTGCTACAGAAGACTTAGTTGTAGAGCACCGTAAGGTAGAGACTGCAGAGTTCAATGTGCAAACCAGAGTATTGACATTACCACTCTGGGATAAGGCATCTGAGAATGTTATTGATATGTTAGTAAGTCATGAAGTTGGTCATGCATTATATACACCTGATGTAGAGTGGTGGGAAGAGTATGAGATACATCCTAGTTTTGTAAACATCGTAGAAGATGCTCGTATTGAGAAGTTGATGAAGAGAAGATATGATGGTATCTCAAAGACTTTCTATAAGGGTTATACTGAGTTGCACAATGATGATTTCTTTCAAGTCAAGAAGAAGAATATATCTGAAATGATTCTTGCTGACCGTGTTAATCTTCACTACAAGATTGGTACATACTATGACATTCCATTTAATTCTGATGAAATGTTTTTTGTAAACAAGATTGATTTATGTGAGACATTTGAAGATACACTTAAGGCTGCTAAAGCATTATATGATTACTGTCTTGCAGAAGAGAAAAGAAAGGAGAAGGAAGAGACCGAAATGGATTTCTCTAACTTTGATCTTGAACTTGATGAAGATGGTGATAGTCAGAGACCTATGACAGGCACAAGATCAGAAGCAGTTGATGCTGATTCTGAAGGTGATACTGATTCCGAAGGTGATGTTGATGATGATGGTGAGAAACAAGAAGAGACAGAGATTAGAGTTGACACACACATTGGTGGTCATGAAGGTGTTACAGAAGTATCTGCAGAAACAGTTGAGAGTCTTGATGAGGCACTTAGGAACTTAACAAATGAAGGTGCAAGAGAGAATGTTTATCTTGAGTTACCAAAACTTGATGTTGACAAAGTGATTATCCCTAATGAAGAGATACATCAAAAATGTCATGAGAGATTAGTTGAGGCACAGAGAAAAGTAGAAGAGCAAGAGAAAAAGAAGTTACAAGTTGATCAGAGACATTGGGATTATTATAATCAGTATGGTATGAAAAAGTATCTTGATGAAACTGAGAAAGATTTTGCTAAGTTCAAGAAGTCTGCACAGAAAGAAGTCAACTATCTTGTCAAAGAGTTTGAGTGTAAGAAGTCTGCATCTGCATATGCTCGTGCTACAACAAGTCGCACTGGTGTTCTTGATACAACTAAGTTACATACTTACAAGTACAATGAAGATCTATTCAAGAAAGTTTCTGTGATTCCCGAAGGTAAGAATCATGGCCTTGTATTCATACTTGATTGGTCTGGTTCAATGTCTCATGTGATGATGGATACAATCAAGCAGTTATACAACTTAATGTGGTTCTGTAAGAAAGTTCAGATTCCATTTGATGTTTATGCTTTCACTACCTCATATCCTAAAACAGATCGTGATGACATAGGATATGCTAAACCATTATATGATGCAAAAGACAACATGATGGTTATTGAAAATCAATTCTCATTAATGAATCTTTTCACAAGTCAGACTAGTATCAAAGAGTTGAATCAGCAGATGTTGAATATCTTCCGTATTGTAGGTGGATACAGAGATTATACTGCTCGTGATCTTACACCATTTGGACTTGAGTTATCAGGTACACCTCTGAATGAAACAATCGTTGCACTTCATGATCTTATCCCACAGTTCCAAGCAAAGACTAAAGTTGAGAAAGTCAACTGTGTAATTCTTACAGATGGTGAAGGTTATCAACTTTCATACCATAGAACAGTTAACAGAAGTCTCATGGGTGAGTCTTACTTTGGTAGAGGTAATTGGGGTGATGAATGTATTCTTCGTAATCGTAAAACTGGTAAGACATATAACTGTGGTTATCAGTATCATGATTTCACTAAGATGCTACTTCGTAATATCTCTGATGAATTGACAAATGTTAATTTTGTAGGTATTCATATCATGGATGGTAGAGATGCCAAGCACTTTGTACAAATTAATAGCGATGACTACAATAGTCCAGAGGTTGAAAAGACTATGCAACAATGGAGAAAGACTAAGACTCTTATTCTAGAAGATGTAGGATACAAAGTATATCTTGGATTATCATCATCAGCTGTTGGTAATGATGCAGAGTTTGAAGTGAAAGAAGATGCATCTAAGGCAGATATCAAGAGAGCATTTACAAAGAGTCTTAAGAACAAGAAGATGAACAAAAAGATTCTGAGTAAGTTTATTGAAATGGTTGCCTAATAAATAGTGGACAGTCAACAAACTGTCCACTTTTTGTTGTTAGGAGGTTGTTATCGATTATAATAAGTACATAACAAAGCAACCCCTTTTTACATCATGTTTGAAATCAAAATGACTCGCGAAGAAATCATTGACGGTCTAAGATCACAATACGGATCTGAGTTTACTACACCAGAAGTTCGTGCCTTCTGTGCAATGAATGATATTACATATCAGACAGTTACTAAAAAACTCAAAGAATTTAAAGTCACAAAAGGTAAGTGGAACCTTGAAGTTACACAACAAGTAGTAGAAGATATTGAAGCAGCATTTGTAGCACCTGCAGCAGCACCTGCAGTTGTAGCACCACTTGTACAAAACTTAGTTCCTGAGAAGGATGAGACATTTGTAAAGTTTGGCCCATTCGCTGATGTCAAAAAGATTATTCAATCTAAGTTATTTTACCCTACATTCATCACAGGATTGTCAGGTAATGGAAAGACATTCTCTGTTGAGCAAGCATGTGCACAACTAAATAGAGAGTTGATTCGCGTGAATATCACGATAGAAACAGATGAAGACGATCTTATTGGTGGGTTTCGTCTTGTTGATGGCAACACTGTTTGGCACAATGGGCCAGTTATCGAATCTTTGGAGAGGGGAGCTGTACTCCTTTTAGATGAGATCGATCTAGCATCTAACAAGATACTATGTTTACAATCTATTCTTGAAGGTAAAGGTGTCTTCTTGAAGAAGATAGGTAAGTGGGTAAAACCTGCTGCAGGATTTAATGTGATTGCTACTGCAAACACAAAAGGTAAAGGATCTGAGGACGGTAGATTTATCGGTACTAATGTATTGAATGAAGCATTCCTTGAGAGATTCCCTGTGACCTTTGAGCAGAACTATCCTCATCCACAGACAGAGCAGAAGATGCTCGATCTATTGTCAGCAGACAAAGAGTTCAACAAGAGACTTTGCGACTGGGCAGACATCATCCGCAAGACATTCTTTGACGGTGGTATCGACGAGGTTATCAGTACAAGAAGACTTGTGCATATCGTAAAAGCATATGAGATCTTTGGCAATCGTGCTAAGGCAATCACTACTTGTATCTCTCGTTTTGACGAAGAGACCAAGGAAGCGTTTCAGCAACTTTACGATAAGGTTGACGCAGACGTATCCTTTGAGGTATAATAGTGGCATACTGGTTACTTTATGACATTTTGGAAGAAGAAGGATTACTTGGAGAATATGGGTTCCCCTCACTGGGGGACGATGTTCCCTACTACGATGCTCCAGACATTACAGGAAATGTGGAGATCAATACAGAACGACCCAAATTCAAGTTTGATGAGGACGTGGTTCTTAGTCTAATGAAAGACTACATTGGTGAGACTTACACCAAACATTATGTGAGTAAGGACAAGTTCCAAACTCTAGATTTTATTCAAGCACTCGGTGATGCCAAAGGGTTCTGCCGAGGTAATGCTATGAAATACTTAAGTCGTTATGACAAGAAAGGGACACCTACACTTGACATAAAGAAAGCAATGCACTATTGTGTATTATTATATTACTTCTATACTATGGAGGAAGCAAGTAAATGAAACTGTCTAAAGGGACACTTGACATACTGAAGAACTTTTCCAATATTAATCCGTCAATAACCTTTAAGGAAGGACAGGAATTATCTACACTATCAATTCAGAGAAACATTCTTTCTCGTGCAGTTGTAGAAGAAAAGTTTCCAAAAGCATTTGCAATATATGACCTAGGAGAATTCCTATCTGGTCTATCATTCTTTGACAATCCTGACTTTGATTTTCAGAATGACAACTATGTCATCATCAAAGATAGAAAATGTCAATCAAGATATTTCTTTGCAGATCCATCAACAATTACTACACCACCAGAACAAAGAGCAGAGATTCCTAGTAAGGATGTTTGTTTTATTGTTGCATGGAATGATCTAAACAATCTTATTAGAGCAGCATCTATTTACAGTGTTACTGATCTAGCAGTTGTAGGTGATGGTAGTGAAATCAATCTTGTTGTACGTGACAAAAAGAATGATACATCAAACAACTACTCTGTAAGAGTGGGAACTACTGATGCTAAATTTACATTTAATTTTAAGGTAGAATATTTAAAACTTCTTCCTGCAGATTATGAAGTAACGATTAGCAAACATAATGCAGCATTGTTCAGAGATCCGAACAAAGATTTAGAATATCTTATTGCATTAGAACCAGACTCTGTGTATAATGGGTAAGACACCCTTTATGCTATGAATATATTTGTTACCGACCCTGACCCTACTCTCTCAGCAAGAGTGCTTCCTGACAAACATATTGTCAAGATGCCACTAGAAACATGTCAAATGCTTTCTATTGTTTGCTCTGACGAGTGGGGTCATAGTTATGGCAAAATACATCGTAATGACGGACAACCATACAAGACATCCAAAGGTGCATTTCGTAATCATCCCTGTACCATATGGGCAAATGATACTCTAGCAAATGCATGGTGGTTACTCACGCATGGTATTGCATTGTCTCTAGAATATACTCATCGCTATGGCAAAATACATTCTTGTCATAGACCACTACTAGAAGCAAGAGATCTATTACCATCAGCAGACTACACCAAGCATACACCTTTTGTATTTGCAGGTCCTGATCAGTTCAAGTACGATACAACTATTGACATTTTTACTGCATACAAGTATTATATTGCTAGTAAACCATGGGCAGCAGATAATTATCTACGCGACCCATCCAGAAAACCACATTGGTTATAAATTATGAATGAATTTCTTTGGGTAGAAAAGTATCGCCCTAAGAATATTGAACATTGTATCCTTCCTGATGATTTGAAGAAGACCTTCAAGTCTTTTGTTGATGCAGGAGAAGTTCCTAATCTTCTTTTGTGTGGCACAGCAGGGATCGGTAAGACTACAGTTGCAAAAGCACTGTGTCATGAACTGGGTGTAGATTCTATTGTCATCAATGGATCTGACGAAGGTAGATTTCTAGACACTGTAAGAAATAGTGCAAAGCAATTTGCATCTACTGTTTCTCTTACGTCTAGTGCAAAACATAAAGTTATTATTATAGATGAAGCAGACAACACTACACATGATGTTCAGTTGTTATTGCGTGCATCTATAGAAGAGTTTCAAAACAATTGTAGATTTATATTTACATGTAATTTTAAAAATAAAATTATACAACCTCTTCATTCAAGAACAACTGTTATTGATTGCAATACTCGTGGAAAACAGAAACAACAAATTGCTACACAATTTTTTGAAAGATGTCGTGGTATACTTACAGCAGAAAATATACAATTTACTGATGCTGTAGTTGCTGAGGTCGTCCAGAAGTTTTTCCCAGACTTCAGACGTACCCTCAACGAACTACAAAGGTATGCAGCGTCAGGAGTTATAGACACTGGAATTCTGGCACAGATAAGTCAGATCAGATTAGAAAAACTTGTAGGTGCATTGAAAGCAAAAGACTTCGGTGCTACAAGAAAATGGATCGTTGCTAATCTAGATAATGATCCTAATACTATCTTACGAACTGTCTATGATAGTTTGTATGATTCTCTTTCTCCTACTAGCATACCTCAAGCGGTATTGATTATTGCCAAGT